AAATTTTCTTTTTGCCATTTTTTTGTTTACCTGCTTTTTGTAGTGCAATCGCAATCGCTTGTTTTTGAGGTTTACCCTCTCGTCTTAGTTTAGATATATTAGCACTTATTGTGCGATTACTACTACCTTTTTTTAGCGGCATCTATTCGCTCTCTTTGAATGGCGCTTCTTTGATTTTGAATATTTTGTTGTTGTGCAAGTCTTGCAGCTTCTCTAGCGTTCATAGCTTGTAATTTCTCTTCTTCTAATTTTCTTTTTGATAAATCATCTGCTGCATCTAAATTTATTTTTTGTTGGTCTAAATCTAACTCTCTTTGTTTTATTTCAACTAACGGATCTTGTTGTTGCCCAAATCCTAAAGACTCTTGCTCCTCTGCAACCATGTCTTCTATCTTCGCTGCAACTTTAACAGCAACTTGTTTTTCAATTTGTGCTTGGAACTGAGCTTGTAACTCTGGTGGGATTTGACCACCAAACTTTGCAGCTTGTATTTGTAATTCTGTTGCTGATTCCGTCATCACTTCTTTTCTAGCATTAGCCGATACATGCTCAACAATATGCGCCTGTAAGATAGTTGCAACTTGAGGATTGTTTCTAACTAAAGCAGAACTCATGAAAGCTCTGTGAGCCTCGATGTGAGCATCGTGATCTTGATCTGGAAAAACTATTAGTGCTTGAAGTTTTAAAGCTTGCGCTCCTTCAAGTCCTGGGTCTAAAGGTTGTGGTTGTGCAGGTGGAGGTAAGATCGCCTCTATCTGTTGAACACCTAACGCCATATACATTCTTCGATATGCCTCGTATAAATTGTGAACTTGTGGATTGCTTTGTGCTAATTGTAATTGTGTTTGTGCCAACATAATTCTTTGTGACATAGAAAAGATGTTAGGATCAGAAACGGGAACTACATCTACCCTGTCATCAAAGTCAGTCGCTTTAATCATTCTATTCCCGCCAGAGACGTTATACGGATACTCTGGTGGTAGTGCTGTTGCAAATAGTTTTGCTAGTAATTCAAACTCTTCTTTTTGTGCGTTATGACATCTTTTGTGAATCGCTGACATCACTTTGGAACCTTGTTCTAATAACGCCATAGTTGTTCCAACAGGGTTGGCTTGTGAACCATCGCCCACTTTCATATCTGCAATAGCAGCGAACCTTCGACCAGCGTCCACGACAAAACCTAAAAGTTGAAATAAAGTTCCGTCTGGTCCTTTGTATGGTAAAGGCATCAACGCATTTCTAAGATCTCCACCCGGTGCATCCACATCTCTAAATTCACCAGGCATTAAAGGCTCTTCATCATCTCTAACACGAAGACCTCTTGATTTGAAACCAGCAGGTAAGTTGGATAATGTACCTGCATCTAACAATGCTCGCAGTGCAGCTGTTGCGGTTCTTGTCAAACCGCCGAGCATGTGAACTAAACCAAAACCATAAAATCCAAGACCAGGTAAAAACTTAAAGTGAACAAAATATTTTTGTCTCCTAAATAACGGATCGTTTTCTAAATAGTTTCGATAGATAGATAAAATTTTTCCTGTGCCTTGTTCTAGTGTTACAACGTAAGGTACCTTTAGTCCTGTTGGCTCTCCGTCTTGACCAAGATTTTCGAAGCCCTCTAAATTTAAATCTACATGCATTTCTAATAATTGATACTGACCAGAGTATTCAGATTTTTTTACACCCTCTAACTCGTCGTACTTTTCTTGGATATCAGAGTACGAAGAATACAACTCATCGTTTTCATCAATATCTATATCTCTGTAAAAACCAGAAATCATTTGTCGTCTTAAATCGTTTGGTGAAATTTTTATAACGTGAGTGATTCTTTCCGCATCCTCTAATTCTGATGCACCATAGTTTACAACTAAGTCCTCACTTGGAATAAATTTTGCACACGGTCTTCCCATGTTGCCGTCGTAATAAATTTTTTTAAATGCACTACCTGCAAGTGGTAGATGAAATAAAAGTTGATCCATCTCTGGATCGTATTCTTTCATTTTATACATCAACTGATAGTTCATAAATTCTTTAACTCGCTCTGCTTGTTGCTCCACGAGATCTGATATTTCTCCTATGACGGAAGTTTTAACAGGGCCGCCTGCAGGCAAGAGTTCTTTGTAAGCTCCTGCTTGAAACTGTGTGACGGCCTCTGCTAATAGTGGATGAGAAACTGATGCTGCACCTCTGAAAGGCTCACTGACTTCGTTGTATTTAAAACCTAATAAATCTAAACCTTTGACATAACCTTGCTCCCAATCTTTTCTAGATGTGTGATCGACAGAGAACTGTGATCGAAGATCGTTTGAAAGTTTTGCTAAAGTTTCTTCTGGTATTTCTTCTGCTAAATTACTTGCGAATCCGGCTCCGGTGTCCGTGGGCGTTGGACCAAGGCTAACGACCTCTTCGTCACCTTCGACTTCTACCTCCATAGGCTGATTAACTGCCTCTAATGTTATGTCTTCTTCAATACCTGCGGGAGCTTCGTTTAATGTTTTGTCAACTTCTGCCATTACTTATCTTTCTTTTTTAAATTTTTACCTGTTTCAGGAAAGTCTTGTAAATTTTTCTTATACAAAGCGCCGCCATAACCTGCTGTGCCAGTCAGCATTCCTGCTGCAAGACCTGCAACTTTTTTATTTTCTTTTTTAATTCTTTTTTGTTTTGGAGTTAATCTCTTTTTTTTGAGAAATTTATCAAGGACTTTCCCCGCCCCTCTTAAAGCTAAACCGATACCTGCCATTTTAAATAAACTCCATAAATCTTTATACCTTATGCACCATAAAAAGCAATCTTACGCTTCGGTCTCCAATCCACGGGTTCGTCATCATCGTGAATCAATGCACCGAACTGTCGATAACGCATTAATGCTTGTGTCATACTATCAACGTAGTCGTCGTTTCTACCATACGGGAAAGCTGCACATTCTTCAATAACATCTTCTGCCCATTTGTAATTAGGATACCAAATCATTCCTGATTCAAATAAGGGGGATACGGAGTTCACACGCACCAACTTGTCGTTTCCACGACTTGGTGTAAAATTAATCACAGGAATACCCATAGATTGTAGCTCGTGTGTTAAAGGGAGACCACTGGCTTTCGCCTCGATAATAATCTGTTCGGGTTTCCAATAATCATTCTTCTCTAGTGCAATTCTTTTTAGTTCAGGAAAGTCCCATCTGCCTTTGTCGGCTTCCATCAAAATAACGTTCTGTTTACCTGTTACCTCGTTGTGAAAAACTCCCCATGTTGTGATCGCTGAGAAGTCTGCTGTGGTCTTACTTGAAAAAGCTGTATCATAACTTTGTATAATATATTGCAACGGTGGTTGTTCTCTTTCCCAACATTGCCACCACTCTCGTTTAATAATACTTGTCTCTTCTGATGTTGGTTGTTGTTGCCACTGTGCGTTCCACTTTGCTGTAGGAAGAGAAGCTTTGACTGCATCGAGTTGATCCTTCTTCCAATACTCTGGCCATTGCGGTTGTCCGTTGTCCGTGATCGCTGGAAAGTCTACAATCTCCCACTTGTCCGCTAGTGGATCTTTAGCTTGTGCTTCCATTAATCTTTCTGTTAGATCGTCCTCTGACCACCGTGTCATGACGACAACGATACTTCCGCCTGGTTGTAAACGCTGTCGAGGACCAGAGGTATACCAGTCCCATGCATTTTCCATAGACGTTTTAGACATGGCATCTTGTTCGGAATGTGGATCGTCGATAATTAACAAGTCTGCACCACGCCCTGTTATCGAACCACCGACACCTGCCGCAAAATATTCGCCACCATAATTTGTTTCCCATCTACCTGCTGCTTGTGAGTCAGCTCGTAGTTCACTTTTTGGGAATATGTTTCGATACTCTTGTTCGTTCATCAGGTTCCTGACTTTTCTACCAAAACGATATGCTAGTTCTGCTGTATGGGTGGTTTGTATAATTTTCAATTTAGGGTTGTGCCCCATCATCCAAGCCGGGAACAGATAACTTGCAAATTCTGACTTAGTATGACGAGGAGGCATGTTCACAATTAATCTTGTAATTTTTTTATCACGGATGGCTTCTAATTTTTTAGAAATGATTTTATGGTGTGCCCCCTCTATGAAGTCAGGCCAAATAGTTTTTACAAAAGACCCAAAGGATTCTTTTGCATTTTTAGCTGACTCAAGCTGGAACTTTTTTAGCTCTAACCTTTTGAGGAATAATTCTTGTTCCTCTTGGTTCATCGAAGTCACGGATGAAAGTAAATCGCTCATGTTATGTCTGTATATTTATATATACACGGCGCACATACATTTACAAGCGTTAGGGGGTCGGGGGGTCATGGTCGATTGTCATGTATCAAATAAAATTGGCTTAGTATCTCTTTGAGCATTGGCAACGGATCACGGATCATTGAACATCAGTAAATATTAAATATTTTTTACTCTTTGTTCGATAGCCTTTGGCATC